GTAGGGATCCACGGTGAGATCCAGTCCACTCCACATCGCCATGATCAGCTGGCTCCACACCGCGAAGAAGATGTCGCCAGACTCAACCTGATTGCTGACGACGGCGCTGTAACCGTTGACGGTGCCGCCAGGCTCGAACACGTAGGCGCCGGTATCGGTGCCCTTGTCCTTGGTCTTCAGGTTGCCGCGCATGGTGGCATTCATCAGATACGCCATGGCGCCGATGTCGGCGTTGTCCGCGGCGATCTTGGATTCCATGCTCACCACCTCGGTATATGTCGGAGTGGCGGCACCGAAGTCCTCGGTGTTGATGCCAGTGGTCAGCTTGATGCCAAGTGGCTGGCTGGTATTGCCCAGGCCGTATAGGCCCACGCGGTCGATCTCAAGCGCCAGCACAGTGGCGAGATCCTGGCGGATCATCTGCTCCACGTCGATGCTGGCCTGCAGCATCAGGCGGCGGCTGTAGTCGGTGAAGGCGCCTACGGTTTTTGGCGAAAGGTTCACCTGATCGACGGTTTGCTGGCTCTCGGTGGGCGAACCAGATTCAGCCACCCAGTACGCAGTAGCCGCAGCGGTCTGGCGCGGGATGGCCACGTTGCCGGTCAGTCCGGTCAGGCTGGTGACGCCCAGGCCGGCCAGTGCCGAGCGGTTGCGCAGCAGTTCAATGAAGCTGCCGGGGCGAAAATCCGTGCCGACCAGATCGCCAGCGCCGGATGCGGTGCCAACAGTAAGGTCACGGCGCAGCACCTCGCTCGGCACCATGATGCCCTGGGCAACCTTGCCGGCGCGTGCAGCGGCAGCCTCGGAGCACTCGCGCTCGAAGGCCGCGGCCTCCTGCAGCTTGCGGTCGCCAGGGTTGGCCAGTGCGTTGATTGCGCGCTGGAAGCTGAACTCACGGGTCTCCTTGGCGCTGAGGCCAATGTCGCCAGCGGACTCGCTGACAGGCTGCGCCTTGCTGCCAAGTTGATCGAGCACAGCAGCGCGGGCCTCATCAAGGCTGCGGCCGGATTCAACCAGCTGGCGGCCAAGGTCAGCCATGCCATGCTTCTCGGTGATAGCGGTGATGCCAGAAATGCGGATGCGCTCAGCCTTGGCAGCCTCTGAAGCCGCTTCAGCCCGCACCGCCATCAGATCGGTGGTGGTGTCTTCCATGTCGGTAGAAGTTGGGACAAGTGATGCGGCTGTGGCCGCGAACGGAGCATCCAGTGAACGCCCTACTCCGATTGTAGGGTCGGCAGGAATTGACACTAGCGATAGCTCGTGCGCGCTCCATCGCGTCACGATGAAGTCTTCGCCGCGCTGCTCCATGTCATTGATCGCATAGCCGAAGCTCACATTGCGCAGTACGCCATCACGAACGTCATTCATGACCTCCTGCGCAAATGGATTGCGGCTCATGCGCACCCGCGCGTAGCCGCGCTTCTGGTCTTCATCCACCCATGCGCGCTCAACCACGCCAATCAGTTTGTCCGGGTCATGGTTGAACAGCAGCGGCGCGCCATCATTCAGCCGCGCAAGATCAACGGCCTCACGGGTATGGGCAAGGATCTCATTGCCGAAGTAACGCGCAACGGGATACTCACTTGAAAATGGGAACTCAAGCGTGCGGTCATCTTCTGCGATCTGCGCTGAACGCGTGAATGACACCGGTTCCGAGCGCTGCATACGCTCACCGGTTGCCACTTCAAACAAGATCTCCTGCATTTCATTGTCGCTTAGCCATTGCCGGGCCTCGTCGGCGCTGAATCGTGCCGCATCAAAGCGAATGGCCTGCAGCTCGGTATTGCCATCCTTGATCCCATAGATGAAATCAACGCCGGGGCCGCCTTCATCATTCACGCGTCTGATCTCATCGTATTGATCAGGATCGGTCAATCGCGCCGCGTGCTCATTGGGATACGGTCTTTCCATTGTGCGATCTTGCAATGCCTTAATCCTATCGGCCTTGGATGTAGACCAACTCTGGCCAGCATCGCCGCCCCATGCCGCCCATGCCACGCGGCCAGGTGATGGGTAGCCGTCTTCGCCTTGGCTGAAGCCCTGCCCTTGCTTGTCCACTTCATGCCGCGCAAACCATGCCGCCATGGTGATCACGGTGTCAGGTGACAACTCATCGCCGCTCAGGATCTGCGATGCCCTAGTGGCTGCCACATCAGTGCCGCCCTGCTCGCCTTCAGCCTTCCATGCGCGGTAACGCTCAGCCTCCTCGCGCATTCCATCGGTTGGCATCAGGTTGATCTCGGTGCCGTTGACATTGGCCATTAGGCGGGCTCCTCGGTAGGTGGCTGCGTCTCTGGGTAAGGATTGCCGATCTGCTGAAGGCCAGCGCCGGTTACCTGCGTTGGGTCGCTATCCACCACGATGTTCATTTGATCCAGCATTGCCAGCTCAGCCTGCCGCGCCAGCAGCAGTTCATCAAGATCCCCGCCCTGTTCTGCAACCACCTCGCCCAGGGTCTTGAAGCCGCACCGCACCGCTTCCTTGTATGCGGCCACCTCCTTGGCAGGATCAACCCATGCCCAGCCGCGCGGCATCCAACGCGCGGCCTTGAAGCGATCAGGTGCCAGCTCGTAGCCGGGTAGCGATAGCGCATTGCTCAGCACTGCCAGCTCAATCCACTCATGGAACACGCGGCGATGGAAGTTCTCAATCATCCACGATTGCAGAATCCGCCAGTGGTCGCGGTCTTCAATCAGGCTGAGCCTGCTGCTGGAATAGTTTGTTTGACTGAAGTCGCGCGAGATTGTCTCATAGCTGCAGCCGATGCCGGCAGCCATGGCGCGCAGCATCGCGCGTAGGAATGGCTCGAACTGACCATCGGGACTATCCAGGCTCGGCACTGTGACCGACTCGCCGGGGTTGAGGTATTTGAAGACTCCGGGCTCAAAGTTGCTGACGCGCTCGCCGTCCATCACGTCATCGCCGATCAGCTCGCCCTCGGGGCTGGTAATGAATCCCATGAGCGCGCTGCTGGCCCGTGCTCGCACCACCTCGGCCTGCTCGTAACCCGCCAGGTGATGCAGTCGTTGTATTGCACTGGCGAACCACGTAACACCCCTCGTCTGGCCGGGGCGCTCGGCGCGGTAAAGGTGAATGATCTCCTCAGCCGGGATGCGCTTGTGGCGCTGCGTGCTGATCTGCTGGTTGCTGAACTGGTAGTCGCCGGGATGATATGCCAGGAAGTGATACGCGATCGGCCTGCCCCAGCCGTCCACCTCCACGCCCATGCGGATCTCATTGCCCTGCTGGCTGCGGCCATTGAGACCATCATCCAGCTGATCCGCCTCGATCACCTCCATCGCCAGCGGGGTGGTGCTGCCACCAAAGCTCTGCCGCACAAGCCTGATGAACACCTCGCCGCTCTCGGCGCAGGCGCGGATCACCAACCTTTCAATGTCGGCAAAGCTCAGCTTGCCGCCGGTGTGGCAATGCCGCGCAGTTGTCCATTGCCGCCATGCCGCCTCGATCGCATCATTGATGCTGGTATCAAGCTTGCCGCCGCGCTGCATCCGTACCTGCGATTGGAACGGGATGCCTTGCCCGATCACGTTGCCTTCAATCGCGCGCAATGCCTGCCGCGCGTAGTCATTATCCCGGCACAGCTGCCGCGCGCGATCGCGCAGTTTCTGCGCGCTGCCGTAAATCTCGCTGTCGGCGCTGGTGTTGCCTGTCACCCAGTCAGCAGTCAGCCTGCTGAACTGCGCGCCTTGGTACATCCGCCGCCGCGGTGCTGATGGTGCCGCCTGTTGCCTACGCTTCTTGGCCATCAGCTGAATCTCACGAATAGGTTGTGCGGATTGCCCATGCCATTGGCCGCCAGCTCGGCAGCCTGCTCACGCTTCACATCAGCTTTGAGCTTGGCCTCCAGCTGCAGCAAGCTTTCCAATCTCATCTTTGTCAGATTGCGGCTTCCAATGCTGTACTGCTGTACAGCGCCGCCTGCAATCATCGCGCGGATTGCAGCCTGCACCGCATCGAGATCCTGCTGCGCTTGGCTGCGGCCATCAAACGCGCCAGGCGATCCGGCGTAGTTCAATGCCGCCAGTACATCAAGCTGACCAGCACCGAGCGTCAGCTTCTCGCTGCCGGCAGTTGCAATCGCCTGCCAGTACCACTGCCCTGCATCGAACCCGACGCTGGTGGCCGCGGCAATGGTCAGCTCCCACCCTTGGCCATAAGCGGTGCCAGTGATCGTTGCGCCTTCGCTTGCAGTATTGGTGCGCAGGTAATAGGTCAGCGTCCAGGTGCCGCTAGTGACGGCATTGCCAAAAGCATCCACGCTGGCATCATCCCGCCACTTCACCGTGTCACCGGCTCGGATTGTCGCAGGGATGTTCACCGTTACCAGTTGCTAAGGAAGGCTGCGCCAGCCTTAGCTGATCTTAGCGATGGCTTCACCCGTGCTTCTGCTGGCTTGTCGAGCTGGTCCCATATCGTCTTGCGGTCGTAGCGGGTGTAGAGATGGCATAGCGCGGCATAGGCATACACCAAGCAATCCAGCGCCTCATTGCGCGCGGACGGCTTCTTGACCCATTCGCGCACCGGGAACCCTGAGCGGTTGTACCGCATCACCTGCTTCTCGGCGGTCAGCTGCTCGAAGTAGTCAACTGTTGCATCCATGTGGAAGTGCAGGTAGCCAGGACCAGGCTCGCTATGCCTGATCCGGCCAAACAGCGTGGTCTTGATCGTGTCGCTGCCGACCGGATGCACCACCGCGCCGCGCTTCATGGTTTGGCCCTTGGCGTTGAGATCCACCTTGCTGCCCTTGCCGATCGGCGGCTTGCCGCGCTGGCTGGCGCCCTTGATCGCAATTACGCCCTGCCTGCCGCGTTCGCGTGCGTACTGGTAAACCTCAGCCGTGAAATGGCCGCCGCTGTCGATCGCCACCACATGCGGCCGGATGCCATGACCCTGCGCGTGCGGCCATTCGCGCAGCACCAGCTGATCCAGCTGCTTCCATAGATCTGCCCGGCTCGGGTCGCCGTGGATCTCCTGGTGATCCAGCAGCCAGCCTTCCTCATCGCGACCCCACGCCCAGA